TACATCTAGACGGCTCTTAGCAGCATACTTCTTATCGAAAGCAATTGCGCTATCAAGACGATAGGTAGCAATCTTCAATTCAGAAGATAGAGGCTGAACGATGTTCTGAGGTAGACCACCAGCAACTGACTGGCTATATACCTTGATATAATCCTCATCGAAGATGTCGTAATAGAGATCTAGAGGAATTGAGGGATTATCTTCAGAGTTAAACTGAAGGCTTGTGAACAAGTTAGAAATTGTTGGAGCATTATTAATAACTTCGGCCAAAACTGGACCAATGAATTCAGCCAAAGCTACTTGAGCTTCATAGGCTACTTCACGGTTTCTTGAAGCCAATGCTTTGATTAGCTCTAACTGTTCGTCTGTTCTCTTTAAAACGATTTTCATGTTCTTAAATATTTAAAATTATACGGTGTAGGATGATGTACAATCAAATTGAACTAGAGCATACTTAGCTCCAGCAGTGCCAGTACCAGCGAAATAATCGCTCTTACCGTTTTGGCTGACTCTTGTACCAGTAGCTAGAACGCGACCGATAAGGCTATATTGACCAGTGAGTGGTGAAACTAGGGTTGAAGCAAAACCAGTAACCTTACCAGCGTTAGCGGAAATACCTAAATGAGAATTTGGAGCCATATTGGCATCAACCCAATCAATAGCTGTATCAGCTAGTGTGAAGATACCGCGAGTAGCTACAGGAACAGCTTGTCCAGTAAGAACGGCTTGTAGTTCGGCTGTCTTGACTGGATTATAGAGCAACTTTTCACCATTTTCATCTGTAAGTAGAGTTTGATTCAAGGTCATGCCAAGAACTGGAGCGCCAGCAGTAGCAGCAGTGAATTGTAGTGGAACGGAAGGATACTGAGCGGCTCCAAGGAATGGATAATCAGTATTTCCGAGATAAGAGTTAGCAGCATAAGTGATTGGATCTAGATCCAAGTTACCGGCTGAAACCTTAACGAATACACCGGCTGAACCGTTACCATTTGTAGATGGTGTGGAATCAGCAGTGTCGCTTGCGAATAGATTTACTACATCAAATTCGCTATATTGTCTGAATGGATATAATCTTAGTGACATATATTTTAAAATTTAACTGTGATATTGTCTTTGCTGAAAGCTTTTTGAAGTCTTTCTTTCCAAGAAACTTGACTTTCTGTTGGAGAAATAGTTTGGGTAGGTACTGCTGGCTCTTCGCGTTTGGCATTTGCCAAAGCTGTTTCAACCTCAACAACCTTTTCAACTACTTCTTTATTAGTATTAGCTTGAGCTTGATGTTGAACTTGGCCCATTCTCTTTACTAATTCAGCTTCTAACTTTTCTTGGAAAGCTTGTTCTTGTTCTGTCTTGAAAGCTTTGCTCTTGTGTCTATATACAATAGCGAGCTTTTCTTTATACGAAGCAAATGCTTCATCAGTTGTATCTAGAGCAGAAATTTCTTTAGCTAGATATTGACGATCAATGTCGTCTAAATCATATTCAGAATCTAAAAGACTCATTCTTGAACTATAAACTTCTTGAGCGGCTTTAGCGGAAATCGCGCTTTCCAACTCATTCAATTTAGCTACAGTTTCAGAAAGCTTCTTGTTGTTGTCTTCTAGTTCTTTCTTGAATTGTTCAGCTTGAGCGACGGCTTCAGCCTTAGCGACTTCTGCTTGTTCGATCTCTTGCTTGATTTCTTGATTCTTAAGTTTAATGCCTTCAGCTATTTTAGCTGTAATGGAAGCTACTGCTTCTTCAGAAAACTTGTTTGAGTCTTGCTTTTCAGCAGCAAGAACTGTCTTTAATGCTGATATGATTTGTTCTAAATCCATAATTTTAGTTTTGGTATTATTTACAGTGTTTAATTCAGGTTGTGAAAAAATTTTATCGTTTAAGTTAAGTAATTCTAAAGAATTTACTTCAATGCATTCATTTTGCTCTGCTTCTGCATCTTGTTTGATTGATTCTGATTCGCCATCATCAATTACAACACCTTGAACATCAGCCGCTGGATTGCTTGTGAAACCAATTCCTAATGGATAAATTCTACCAGTGACCAATCTATAAACTGGAGTACCATCATTCATGGTTCCAGGTCCATCAAAACCTCTTAGATACTTTTTGAATTCATTTATTTGTTCTTTTTTAGTAATGATTTCTGCCTGTTTCAAATCAAGGCTTCCAACTGCTACATAATATTCATTAAAACCAATTTCCCAACTTGCACTAATTCTTTCAAATAAATTAGATTCAGGATTGTTAGATTCAATTAGTGCGTCAGCAAATTCACGATCAACTGTTTTATAAACAACTGCCGCCAAAGCAATATTAAAAACGTCTAATCCATTTCTTACATCCTCATCAGATAAAATTCTATTATCTCCGTAAGAGGAAAAAGCAGAATTAACAATGTGACCGACTACTCTTTGTTTTTTATGTTCAATATTTGTTGGCTTATGAATAAAATATTTTTTAAAAGCAATTGCGGTATTAGTGTCAATTCCATCTCCATTTTTATTAAAACGATTAACAAGAGCGGCGTTAAAAGCAGCCCCAACTAAATCAACATTCTTTTCTAAATTAACGCTTGAAGGAATTAATGATTTAAGAGGCTCTAAAGATGCTTGTGACAATAAAATATTTTTATCGAAGTTAGCAGAAGCCGTAACTATATTTTCAAATGATGTTTTGTAAAGGAACATATTATTAATATTTTACACAGAAAGCTTAGTGCTGTGATATAACAATCCTGCTGCATATGTATCTAATTGATGTTCAGCAGCCATCTCTTGAATTTCTGGAAGTATAGAAAGTTTATCAAGAAAGCTTGGATCTTTTACTACTGCTTCAGCTTTTTCTTTCCATGATACGCCTTCACATCCAACGATAATTGCTTCTGTAATACCTTCAGCTAATTTTCTTTGATCAGAAGATAAATTCTTTTTAGAATATTTTTTCTTTAATGCGGCTTCTACAGAAGCGTTTAACACTTTTGTCTGATTCAATACTTTAGCTATTGCATCTTTCGCAAACACTGAAGCTTTTGCTCCCATTGGACGACCTTTTTCTTTTGGTGGAATTGGATTTCTATTAGTTAAATTTGGCTTGCTATTTGGCGCAGCATTTGATTGAAGTGAATCGTCAGGAATTACAGGAACTCCACCAACCATAGGATTGTAATATCCTTTCTTTCTATCTTCGACGAATTTTGCTTGAGCAGCAGCCAACTCTTCTTCACTAGGATAAATACCACTTTCAATAACTTTAAGACCTTGTTCTGGAGGTAGAATTCCTAGCTCCATCATTCTTGTTACTACACGATTAAATTGAGTTTCATCTTTAATAGAAACTTCTTCAAATTTAGCCACAGGACATTTACCTTTAAATCCTAAATTCTTAAATATAGCTTCAATTTCAGGTTGCAAAAAGTCATTTAAAAATGCATTTCTAGATTCTTTAAGTCTTTCAAAAAATACTTGAGCTTTTACAGTTGTGTTTGCAAACTTTTCAGAACCAATCAATATATTCTGCAAGCCTTCTTTAATGTCTTCATTTACAATTCTATATTTTTCATAACCCAAAACTTTTTGCATATCAGGAATAACAAATTCAGCTTTGGTTGTATAGTCAGCTACAAGAACACGACCAACAGATTGATTATTCAAAAGACCCTGCATTGCTTTTATATTTTTATGATTAATTCCACCTTTAGAAGGTTCAGTTCCTACAGTGATAAGAAGAATAACATTTTCGATAGTGCGGCAAATAGCTTGATCAATCTTCTTCATTTCCATTTTAAAGTTGATATCGTCAAGTACAGGAAATCCAAATGGAATAGCGAAAGGTTCGTAGTCCTGTTTCTTATAAAAAGAGTAGATTATATTCGTGGGATCTAATTGTATATTAAGACCATTACGCGCCCATTGACCATTGGTAATCTTATTCTGAGTTTCTTTATTAAGTGAATCAAATATCAATTTGTCATGATCATTCTTTGGTGTACGAAGTCTCTCTAATTCATATTCAGAAAGAATCTTTTCATAAAGAACTGAGTTCCAACTGCTTGCTCTATTAACTGTTAAAAAATAAGGATTAATCAATGTATATTGAACAGGAATTTTATTTTTAACATCATATGAAGTTGGATATGGTAATATACCCATATCAGTAGTATATGATTGACCATCATAATTAGCATATGTTTCTAGAATTTTTTGAAAGTCAGCGATTTCAAATTTAGCATTTATCTTGTAAAAGAAAACATTTCCACTTCTATAGTATTCGCGAAAATATTGGTCTTTCACATTCCACATTCTTACAGACTTCATCCATTTTTTGAAGAAGTCCTTAGATTTTTGAGTTCCGCCTTCTAAATAAATTTCTGCATTAGCAAATTCAGACATGATATCTATAGCATTTCTAAAAATAGCAACATTTGCATAAGCTTTTTGACAAAGCTCAATAGCATCGCGAATATTATAACCATTAATAGATGCCTCAAAAGGTAAAATTCCTTCACGAATATTACCATATTTATAAATCTTTGGGCCTACATAAGCTAAATTTCTTCTAAGAGTTGTGTCTAATTGACCGCCATTTCTATCACTATCTGATGCGCGAGTTTCATGAGTGTAAAATGGTTCACCAACAAAATTTGGCTCAGAAGATTGATCTCCATGTATTAAATTTTCCAAAGGCTGTGAAGAATCTTGATTACCAGAAGATAATTTGCTCCAATATTCTGACTTTTTTGTATATTTACGGCTCATGTTAATAATAGTTACACATTGTAACTTTAAAAGTGACTTTTTAACTTATGCGATAAACATTGGTTCAAAAGTATCCATACTATTATCTATTTGAGTCGTATTGATATCAAAATAAATCTTCGCCATCCAGTTACCAAGTACTAATGCAGAATAACTATCTTTTCTTGGCTTATCTGGACCAGATTTACGTTTTAGATTAGCTGGAAGATCGAAGTTTTGCATACCTTGAGCAGAAGTAGTTATTTGAATCAAAGCGCATTCTGTTTTTGTAAGCATAATCATATCTGATAAATGTTCCACAAAGTCGATCATTTTAGCTTCTTCATTTTCTTTTTCAGTATCCAAAGCATTTGAGAATTTTAAATCAGAAATTCCTATGTGTTTTTTAGTTTGGCTTCTAAAATTATCATCAATAGCTCTGCTGGCAAAATAAGTACGACGATGATCGAAATTAGCTTGTAACAATTCATTCGCCAAACGAATCCAACCAGAAGTTGGCTTTCTTAAGAAAACATGCTTATAATCTGATTTATTATATTCACTTTTTGCAGAATAAAGATTCTGAGTATATTCTTCTGGACGTTCAAATTCGGTGGCAATTGATTTTAAATTGATTTTTGCATCTTTAAATAATTCACTTTCATTACATGAGTTCATAAACTGAACTCCACCATTATAGTCCATACATATAGCTACAACATTAAAATTTTGCAATAGATATAAGAAGTATTTAATATGATCTTTTAAAGATGAACCAGACAAAGCATAAGAATGAACCAGTGTGCTTATTTGTTTTTCCGTATTTATTTTAAGAACTTGAATAGCAAAATCGTCAGATGATTCAGTTTCAGACCAAGATGGGTCAACCGCTAATATATATTCATCTTCCGCATTTCCAACTACTTCAACAGCAGGAGTTTCTCCATCAGGCACTGTACATAAAGCCATTTTAGAGATCTTGAAATATCCAGAACTGTCATCACTGAATTGTGCGCCAAACTCTCGCAAAAATTGTGATTCACTCATTGTTGCTTTTGCTTGATTTATTAGATTCTGATCGTACAATTGAACTGGAGCGCAATCATAAGAAAACTGCATTATACAACGCTTTGTCTTTTCCTTATTCTTAGGATTAAATATTAGATTCTCGTATTGCTCATAAAGCTTATATAAATATTCAAATTTAAAAGAAGCTGATGACAAAGCAATCAATTTATTATTAGGCCATATATATCTATCTTCCTCAGTCATTTCTCCTTTAGCAATCAATTGCGTTTCAAGATTATACAACTCTTCTCTTTGTGTAGGATTTTGAACTACAGACAAGAACGGTACAATAACTTCATTATAAATTCTTTCAGGCATTAATAGAAACTCATCAATAATAATACGATGAAAGCGAAAACCACGAAGCTTTTCGCCATCACCCAATGGCAACGCACGAATACGGCTTTTTCCAATTTCCATTACCCATTCATCATTAGATTTGGATATCTTTGTAATACATTGTTTTAGAAGATAAGCGTCAGGCTTTGCAGCAATATCTTCTATCTTTTTAAATATCATTTTAGACTGACGAAATGAACGAGACAAAATACCAGTTTCAATTCCTTGGTTTAATATAGCATCAAGCACGGCATAAATACCAGTGGTATAAGATTTACTCATACCACGCGACCATACTCCTAAAAAATAATCACTTTCCAACATCGCTTTAATAGCCATGTGCTGGAAAGGAAATAATTTAACACCAGTTATAAGATCAGTAGCGAAAGTAGTATTGTTGCGAAGAAATTGATAAAACAATAACTTCGCTTCTCGTTCTTCTATATATCCAGGTATCTTCGCTAATTCCTCATTGGAAATTAACTGCGATTTCCTTGGCGCTTGGTTCCCT